AAAGAATATGTATCATCATCTGGTAGTGCAAGAACAACTTTACTTATATTCTTGTACTCCGCAGGCTTTCTTTTCTTACGCATTTCTAACATACGTTTCCGAAGCTCTTCTCGCTGTTCTTCTGAAATCTTACGAGTTCGTTTCACCTTCATCGGTTTTCTTTCTACTTTCACTTTCTTTATCATGATGTTTTTTTTGTTTTTGAGATTCAAGATTATCTTTGATAGTACTTAACATCATTGTCCATTGCTTCGCAGTAGTATCAATGTCATAGTGCATATCAAAGTATTGCTTCTGGAATCCAAGACCAGCCTGAACTGGTGGTTCCCAAAAGTTGTCAATTGCATCCTTCAGTACATATGCAAATTTCTTCGCATGATCGGACTTTTCTTTACAATATCCGTACATCCATGCAAAGTTTGCACAAGTTTCTGGAAGGACTGCAAGATTCGGACATACTACGACACACCCTGCACTCATTGCTTCGATTGCAGAAATACAAGCAGTTTCCTTATATACAGAAGGATATGCAAGTATGTGTGTTTGTTGTAGTGCTGTGCGAATTTCTTCGTTAGAAACAGACCCATGATAATTCACATTAGGTGTTTCTTTACAAGCATTATATAATGGTTCCCAATCTTTATCTTTATCTTCCCACCCATATATCTTAAAACTTGAATATACATCAAGTTCAACATTCTCAAATTTTGCCGCACGAAATGCAGCAATGAGAACATCCAATCCACGATGTGGTGTAGATATGTATGCAAGTCTGGTTGGGCCTTCTTTAGGTTTCGTATGTGCTGGAATTGGTTCAATTGCGTTCTTGAGAACAACACTTTTCTCATATTCAACTCCTAAATCAAGATGATATTTTTCCAACGACCAATCAGAAGGAAATATAAATCTTTCAAATTTGTCTCGTTCTTCTTTCTTTTTTAGGAATTGTACTTCTGGATCTTGAGATGTGTCTTGAAACCAGAGAATCTTTGGTTTGTCCTCTAATTCACGTACTCTTGAAAGTATGACTTGAAAATAATTCCAAACATCTTCTGGAACTCTTTCCTTCACTCGAGCATATATTAACTCACTTCCACCTTTTGCTTCTGCTGAGGCTTCTACAACATCAAATTTTTCTTCGGAGCCCTGTTCGTTCCGTTTCTTTATCTGTTCGATTTTAGAGTCATCGAATACCATTAAACTCATAATCTTCTTTCACTATTTTAATTATACTATAATTATAACAATTTTTATCAACATTGTCAAGTTTTTTATTGGAAAAGATTTCCTTGTAACTGCCCACTCAATCGATAAAGAAGAAACCCTCTATGATGAACTTCTACATTTTCACCAGACTGTTGTAGGATTACGGCTTCATTGTCTGCTTCTACTTTACTATATTTCTGAATTTGTTTTTTACTGGTTTCAATCAAATAAGGGTAATTTAATGTTTGGGGAGACATATTTTCCTATAATTGAAATCCTGTCTTGCAGATATAATATGAATCTACGATATCCGAAACAGGGTTGGCAATTTTAGTTGATCTTGGAGATAATCGACTCCGCAAATCAACATTGGTTTCTGACAAAAACGTTTCGTACATCAACTCTTTGTTAGCATTTCCTTTTCCTGTGGCGTGTTTTTTAATTACTGTGGGTGGTATTGTTGTATAATGAAATCCAGTTGTTCTGAGATGTTGTTTGAGTATTCCTGTATTCTCTCCAATATTGAAAACTCTTCCTGTCGCTGCAAATGCATAATCTTCTAAGTAAATATGTTCCACTCTTCCATCATACCAGCGTATACATTCAATAACCCAATTTGCTAGTTTTGTAAATCTCTCAATATCATCCGTATATTCTGGATACTCATATGCAAAAAACTTATCAAAAGTCTCTTGTGATTTATTCTGTTTCAAATAATGAAATTTACAATTTTCAAATTCAATACTATTATTTATTATTTCAGAAACACAGACGGCCGGAGAAGTTAATGAATAATCCACTCCTGCGATAAACTTAAAATTCGTCAAGGTTTTCATAATATGGTTCCATTAAGATGCCACAAAATGCACAATGGAATGCTGCATCTTCTTCCCTAATATCATCTGACTCATATCTCATAGTATACGTGGCATTGCAATTATTACATTCTATATCCGATTCGACTTCCATTTCGCTCCAATTAAAGGTCTACTATTTCACAACCACCATCTGCGGAACAAGCTAGTTCTTGTGATGCGACTGTATAATCCACTTCTTCATATTGTGATAAATCCTTCCAATCTACATCTTGAGGAATTGTTTTCAATACATTGTTGTATTCCTCTTTTGTACAGTCTTGATAAGGTGCCTGTCTGTATGTATGTTCACTAAAAGGCAAGAAAGAAATTCCACTAATAGAATCAAAGTTTTCCCATACCCACGAACCAACTTTTGGCCACTCTTCTTCTTTGACAGTAATAGTGACAGATGGTTTATGTTCACACCAATAAGTCTGATAAGTCATCCATAGTTTCAATTGGTCTATCGCTGACATATCTTGTCGATAGACTGCTTGGTCTGGCCCTTTCATTGGAAAAGAGAACACAGTTGTATGTTTTGGTTTTGTTACATCGGGTTCATTTGGAAATCCCTTCTCCTTCATGAATTTGCAAAGAGGGTCTTTATTGTCCGCTCTTACAGTTCTGATATAATAAGGATTATGCCTGGCATGAATACCAGAAGCACTATCAACAAGCTGACTAACAGTACCAGATGGTTTGACACAAGTGATTGCAGCTGCTCGTTCGATTCCGAGTTTGTCTGCCCATTCTTTGTTTGTTTCATACGCAACCTTTCTTAAATCTTCTAATAGAGTTTCTAATCCTTTTTTCTTACCATTTGTTAAAGGATTATCTAAAATGCCGGTAAGTGAGACACCCAACAACCTTTCTTCAGTACAATTTTTTTCCCACTCTTTGGTAAGGTATCTAAAATTGGTAAGAGTGGATTGGAAAGTGCCAAGGATTGTTGCAGTTCTGACTTTCTTTTTAAGAGATTCAATACTGTCATGTCTTCTGACAACGCACTCACTAAGGTTGCAGAACTCTCTACTTCTAAGTATAATCTCGCTACAGGGGTTAGTTCCGAAATCATCTCTAGGATCTCTTCTTGTGACATATTTTCCATTTCCATCTTTTTCCCTCTCGTTTAATGATGCTACTTGATTTTTTGCTGACATTCCATTGTAAATTCCTCTTTCACCCGATTTGGAATCATAGAGAGATAACCATTCTCTCATAAAAGTTCCTGTATCTGGTTTTTCTTTGTAATTAACTGAATTATTTGCAAGTGCTCTCTGGACATTGTGTTCCCACCATTGACCCGATTTTGCGTGTCTCATCTCTCCATCGTTTAAATCAGAAAGGCTAATAAGAGCGCTTCTACGAACACCACCAACCACAACAATTTCAGCAATTTTACAAACAATATCATGACATTCGATAGATTTGAGTTTTCTTCCTGCTGCATCTCGAAATATCTTAGTTGAAAAATGAAATAAATCATCAAGTGGTTCTGGCCCCGATGCTCTACCTCCAAATGTCTTCAGAGGTTTCCCTGCTTCTCTAACTTTAGATAAATCCCATTTCGGAACTTGGCCACTCCACAATAGACTTAACAATTCTTTGAATGCCTTTGCCCATCCAAGTTTAGAATCTGCAACAACTATTGTTGTGTCAGTTGGATGAAATTCTTCTGCAATTACTGGAAGATGATTTACGTGTTCTGTTTCTACACTAAATCCCACTCCTGTTCCATTCATAAGAACATAAAGGATTTCATCGAAAGAACGTGGAGTGTCAACTTTAACATAAGAACAATTGTACCCTGCAATATTTTCTTTGCGGAGTGCATCTCCAGCAGTCATCAAACATCGCATAGAAGGCATTACATTCAACGACAATACTTCATTTTTCAATTCTTCTAAAATACCATTGTCCAAATCATAATTACACATCTCTTTAAGATGTTCTTGAAAAAACCCAAAAAATCTATTAACTGTTTCTCCCCATGTTTCTCTTCGTTTTTTATCGTAATCCCATCGTGCATAACGTGATAAATGTATGAATTGTTGGTATTGTGTGGGCAGGGTGATGGGATCTTTTGAATTCATGTTCTTCTCCATAGGGCGAGCTGTGTTTTTGCGAATAGACTTTTGTACGTGTTTTTATTTATTATTTCAATTAATCTTGATTCTTGGATACTTGCAAGAATCATATCGTTGATGTCTTTACAAGCAACCGAATCTGGCCAGATACAAATTTTCCAACCTTTATCAATAACCTTATTCATTCTAGAAAGTATTTCTTTGTTTCTAGGTTCATTATCGAATATCATTGTTCCTGTTCCTTCATTCATTGCATTTACAATATCAGACTGATCACTTAAATTAACATCTGATCCTGCCATCGCAATACAATTTGGAAGAAACATAGAATCGAATGGCCCTTCTACAATATAAAAGGGTTTCGTTATATCTAACCTATCTAGTCCAAATATTTTTGAGGAATCTTCGTAAACCTTTATAGTGATATAACGAAGCAGAGAGTTTGTAAATGCTCTACCTTGAAATGCAATTAATTTTTTATCTGAGTCATAGAAGGGAATGACAATTCTTTGTTCTTTTTTTGCGAGGTCATAATCACGTTCTGCAACTTTTTCAACAAAACCTTTAAAGTCCTCTGTATAATATAGGTAATTCAAAAACTGACTAGGAATTGCTCGATTAACCAAATACTTTTTTGCAAAGTGATTGTCATCTAAATCACTTATTCTTGGTAAATCAATCTTCGTGTGAAACTTTGGTTTCTCTACTTGAAATTCGGGGTCAGGTGTATTTTGCCCCTTTCCTGTAATTCCTTCTTTATATCTCTCTAAAGAATAGTCCTTGTACATTTCTCCATCAAACTGTTTAAGAAAATTGGAAAATGTAGAACTTTGGCCGCAATTGTGACAACGATAAAAAAGATCTGTTCGTTTTTGATAAAAGTATCCCCGAGCCTTGGTTTTGCTCTTTTGAGAATCACCACAGAAAGGACAACGAAAATTGTACAATCCTTGATTCTTACGTTTAAATAGAGGGAGTCTCAAAGCAAGTAAGTTTACGTACTTTGTATCGATATATGATGGCATAATATAAATCTAGTTTGAGTGTTATAGTGTTATTATAACATACTCAAAGGAAAATGTCAATACATTTTTATGGTATTATTTTCGGAATAACGTGTGTCAATAACCATGCAACTAGAGTGGCCGCACCAATGGTAATCCATCTCCAACGTTCAAGAGATTCTAATTTTGTATATATCAAATTCACATCAGTATTCATTCTGGTTTCTGTTTTCTCAATCATTACATTCATTTTATCTTGAAGATCACCTATGCGAGTATGCAGTATTTTCATCTCATCCCGAAATTCATTATCATTAGTCTTGTTGACATCTTGAGCAGTCAACAATCTACCAATATTCTCCGACAAATCGTTAAGTTTGCTGGTAGAATTATCTAACTTCTTCATCAGAGCATCTAACTCTTTTGTTCGATACTCATCTTTGATTTTTAAAGCTTGTATTTCTGATTTAAGTAGTAGGAAAGATTCTTGTTCTGACATGAATTACCTCTGATGGTTTTGCTTCTTTTATGAACTGTTTACAGAAAAAAGCAAAAGCTTTTGGTGCAAAAGTATTATTATGCACCGACCATGATTCTCCCTTTAATTCTGGATCATGACCATCATTATGTATCTCTAATGTATTGTCTTTATCATCTGTGGCTTTCCATGTAG